CAATTGATACATCTGCATCACTACCATCAAACTCTTTAGCTGCTAGTTGTTCAACCTTTTGTTTTAACTCTTTATCAGACCAAATAATATCATAATATTCACCATCTTTTTCATTCTTTTTTGATGGGAATCCTATAAAAATACCATCTATTCCTTCAACTATTTTAAAACCTTTAATTATAAAACCTTCTTCAGTTTCAAGATCAAAAAATGCTTTTATTTTTCCCCAATTACCTTTATTAATTTTAGTAATTTTCATCGTTTTCTAACTCCTTTTCGTTGTTTTCGTTTATTCTTTGTTCCATTTGATTCAGGAACGTGTGTGTTTTTGATAAAGAATTTTGCTCTTTCCATAAATCCTTTATTCTTGATCTTTTACCATCAAACATTTTATCTTTTAACAATTCATCAAACCTTGCAAGATGTTCTTCTGTTTTTCTATAGTGTAATGGTTTTTTAAAATCTTCAGCTTCAATTTCTGATGATATGCCATATTCATAAGCATTAATTAACTTTAATACACAACGATCTATTCCACGTTTCTCACTTAAACAGCCAAGGTACTGCGACCTGCAATTTTTTCTATCAGCTTCACCAATAGATGTTACTTCACTACCATCTTCTTTTTTCCCCATAGTTATTAACATTCTAACTAAATCTTCTTCAGAATTTAATACCTTGATATCCTTGATATAGATATTTTCTATGGTAGCTATTTTTTCAACTGCATTATGGGTTATAATCCATTGTCCTGATTGTTGATGATGCCAAAAGTCATCTTTTTCTAATTTATATTTATTGGCAAGGTCTTTTATGTTCATTTACTGCTCCTTTTTGGTTCATTATTAAATAGGATTTCTTTGCGAATTCCTAATACTTTACTAAATCTTTCTTTCATATTTTCAGTTAATTTTCTTTCACCTTTTTTAATCAAGGTATAATTACATCTATGAACACCTGCCTGTCTGCATAACCAAGCAGGCGTCCTATCAATGTCCTCCAATATTTGCTCTATTATTTCAAGCACATCCATATAGCTTTATATCTCCACTTTCCATTTATTCTACTTGCAATATATACCACCATCTATTCCTCCTCCTCCTGATTATTTGGATAATGATCATATATTCCTGATACTAAATCTTGACAAGGATCACAAATAATTCTATCTCCATCAACATCTCTAAAACATTCAACACAAATATTATTCATCTATGCAACCTCCTTAATTATTTGCCCACATCTGTTAAAAGTATATCCCCTATGAGATAGCCATAATTTAAATGTTGGATTCTGATTATAACACCAAGTATCTATTTCATAATCTTCTGCTGATGTATCATTATTATTATTAACAAATTCAACTAAATTTTCTATTGTATTTGTATATTCTCTATCTGTTGCTAAATCTCTAATTGTAAACTTCTTCATAACTCTTAACTCCTTTTTTTTATTATTAATTTGCACATCTAAATATAAGAATAAATATTTATATAAGTCAACAAAAAGTTTACATTATAAGGAGAAATTAATAAAAAAGATGGGGTAGGTGAACCAAACCTACCCCTTGTCATCTATGGAGCTACTGTTGGCAGTATGAGGAGATCACCAAACCTCTTTAATCTTCATTGAAGTTGTATAAAGATTCGGTGCTTGTTGTGAAAGTTTAAAGCTGTTAGCTTCTATTTTACATATAGCAAAATTATCTTGCTGTGTTGATGTATTATCAGGGCTAAATATAAAACTATTTTGGAATCCATTTAATAAATGCACTACCCTTTGTAAACTATCATTATCTAATAATGTATCTGTTGTAGTAAGAGGATCATCATTATTATCTAAAGCTGAATTATTAGGAAATACAGAATTTGAAGATAAAAAGCTAAAAGATAATGACCATATTCTGCGACCACTCTTGCTATGTTTATTTCCTACCTTATTTCCTAGTTCCCAATTATAAGGCGGTTTATTATAAAACTGATTTGTTAAGGTAGCCCCTCCCAAAGTCGTTGTTTCCTTTATACCTTCATAGCTGTATTCTAATGTTAAATTTAAATCAGCAGAATGTGGAAAATCATAATATGTGCCTGTAACTATTGAGCCTACTGTTGCAGTATCACCTACAAGTGAAAATCCATCATATATTGAAGATGAACCTGTTTCCATAATACTGAAACCATTTACAAAAGCACCATTATTATCACCATTTATTATAGTATTACCATTAGCTATATTTAATGTTTGATCTGAAAGATTATGTCCTAATATTGCTAAATATGGATTTGTATAATTTAATCCTATAAATAATGGTATTTCATATGCATCTTCACTTGATATTTCTGTTGATTCTATTGGTAAAGTTCTAAATATAGGATCAATATATTCACCTGTAGTTGCTAAATATTCAGGAACATTAATATAAATTCTCGGAGTTTTAACTGTTTGTGGCATATGTTCTTTTCCTTCTATGTGTATTTGATCTACTATTTAGCTTCATACTTTGCCTATTTAAATAGTTAGAATTATTTGCCAATATTAATTTATCTATTACATTACCATTTATAGAATCTTTAAAGTATAGATTTTCAGATTCTTCGGTATGGGTTGCACCACTCATTCTTTGAGTAGTATCAATATGAATATGAAATTTACCACTATATTCTGAACCATCTTTTAGATAAAAAGCACCAGCACTTGCATCTAAATCATCAATAATATTTTGTTTAAAAATTGTTTTATTTATTTTTTTACCATATAATTTTTTAGATTTTAAATTTTCTGATAGTGTTGTCATATCTTCTGCATTTGTATTTAAAAGTTCTGCATAGTCCATTACCCTTTTAATTTTACAATTTATTCTTTCACCTGATGGGCTTATTGCAAAAGCATTTTTAATTACAAGTTCACCTTCATATTCAAATAATGTGTTTAAAGATTGACTTACTTGTTTCATTGGCATAATTTTTATATTATTATTATTTCCCATAACATAATAACCTTCAGGAGTTTTATCATCAACTGTTATCGGATTTTCAATAATCATATGACAATATGTAATATCTTTTCCTATTATTTCACATTCACCATTACCATACAATAATTGAACATCACTTGTTTTAATATTAGATGTATTTGATGAAAATGAACTTTGATATAGATCTGATAATAAAGATATATCCGTAGTTGTAATTTCATCTAATGGTTCAGTTAATTTAGCTGCCCTGCACCACCAAAAAGTATTTCCATTCCAAGTGCCTTCATCAGCATCTTCTTCAATAAGAGGAGCTGGAGGATAACCAAACAGCGATCCCCAGTTTGTATAATAACCATAAAATACAGCAGCAAAATCATCAATATCAATAGCACCATTATTATCAACATCACCAGCTAAACCTTGACAGGATTCATCTGTAAAATAAGGAAAATGATAAAAACTAAATTCTTTTCCAACAATTCCTTCTTCTCCTCCATTTGTAAATGTAACTGAATTAAAGTTTCCTACATCATAACCTGATTCAATTACAAATTCTGTTATCTCATAAAATATTTGATATTCTGCAAAAAATTCTGTGCTACTATCTAATACAGAACTTGTGCCACCACCTAAATTAGCATCTTTAAATAAATCAAGGTCAGGATCAAAATCCTCAAAAGAAATAAGTTGCTCACTTGCGATATTATTAAAATTATATGTTTCCTCTTTTCTGTATATTTCTTCGCATACAGATGTTTGTGCTACAGGATCATTTATTCCTATATATACAGTTCGTGTAATTGCTATTTCATATTTAAAATAACCACTTATAGCAGGATTATCTCCATCTAAATAATTTCCTGATATTCTAAAAGTTGGTATAGAATTAATATTCGGTAAAGTGAACTGAATTCTATTTTCAATATTTACAGCATTACAATTAGGATTGTATGTATCAAGACAATTAGCAAAATAATCATTATTACTTGGATAAGTATTAAAATAAGGTGGCAAATTAGGATATTCTAATTTTTGTGATTGATAATTTAAATTTACATCGCAAGTGTTACCCTCTCCATTGCATACACCACATTCATCAAGACCACCACCATCATATAAACCATTATGATCAGGATCATCAGGACAAAGACCTGCACAATCCAAAAAATAATCAGGATGAAATGGTTCTTCATTTGGCAAACAATCTAATCCACAATTATCCATAAAAGAATCACCATTAGGTACTCCAGCACAATCTACACAATCATTATTTCCACCACAAACACCACACTCATCAAATTCTGCACTACCTCCACATTCACCTGCACAATCATACTCCCCCACACAATCATCTGAACAATCGTTTATTATTCCTTGTTGATCTGCTTCACTTTTTGTAAGAGTGCCATCAGGCATTGTATCTGCATATATATCATCACATACAGGATATGGTGGAAAATTACCTTGACCTGATCCATCTAAATCTTCACACCAAAATTCAGGAAAAATGCAATCACTTGGAGCAGTAGCATCAGGATTGTAATTACAGGCATTAATATTCATACATCCTGTTAGAGGTGAACAGCCTGGATTTGAGCCTTGATTTAGAGCAACCATTACATCATCTACAACTCCACCATTTTCATTTGCATTAACAGCCCAAGTTTCGTGTAATTGAATAGCAGAAATTTCTACAAAATCTAAATTTTTATTTGTGCTTATAATTTGAAAATTTTTATAAAAAGTTTGATATTGCTGTACTACATTTTCTTCACCTGATGCATCTTGAGTATAATCAATACCATAAGGTTTGATTCCTCCGATAAGGCTATCAAAGTCTATAATATCACCTATTTCAAGATTTAAGTATTTAAGTGGTAATTTGAGCTTAATAATTAGATGTTGTTGTCCATACCAACTTAACATCCAACTACAAAATCTTTCTGCTGTAGCATCATCTCTAATGTATTTACCTCTGTCATCATCTACAACTAAAGTAGTATCCTTATGGCTTCCTATTTGTTCACCATCTTCAGTTACATAATCAAAACCATAATAATCATAATTATAGGCTTCATAATTGCCCAGATTGTTATATCCCCAACATACAAAATTATCCATATCAAGTATTCTTCTTTTGGTAAACTCATTGGTTGCATAATCCCAATTATACTTAAACTCAATTTTTGTATATACTTCATCTATTGGCGTTCGTGTAAAATTCATATCTACCACATCAGATTGCAATATTGTATGTTCTGCTGTTCCACCATCTTTAGGAATTTCATTTAATTTTAAATTCCCCATATTATCAAATCGTGTAACAAAAGGAGCAATAGAAGATAAATTTTCTATTAACTTTTTAGAATTTATTTTGTCAGCTATGGTAAAATCAAAATTCCAAATATTGTAATCATTATAATCCATATTTACAAACATATTTTCTAATAATGCATTATAATTAAGTTCGTGCATAAACAAATGCCTCATTATTAATCCTATATTTCTTGAATACATATTATTCATATTGTTTGCAATAGATTCTGCAAGCCCTAATCCTTCAGCTATATACCTACCTTTAACATTAACATAGAATGGATTACTAAATGCTTTTTCAATATCAACAATAGCTTTTATATCTACTTCTTCAAAATCTCCTGAATCTCCAATAGATAATTCTCCTCCATAATTATCTCCTTCTTCTGTAGCATTATTACCTGTCCAAGCAAATTGAGATAATCCCATAAAAAACATTTCATATGTTCCATTTTGTATATTACTTCCCATCCCTGAATTGTCATAAATCCAAATAGAAGGAACGTGAATGTGGCCACCATTACATCCAACACAACTTCCTGAATATCTTATATCTATATCTGATGTTTCATAATTATAACCATTATTTCCATCTTCATCAGGAAACCCAAATAAACCATTCAATCCCAAGTGCGATAATGTCATCGGATTACCTGCCATAAGTCGTTCATCATAAGTAGTTGATGGATATACAAATAATCTATTAGTCCAAGTTGAATTGTATCCCTCTACTTGTGTTGGTATAGGTAATAAAACCTTGTTTAAAGCTATATTTTTAACTCTAAAATTTAAAATATCACCCATAGTTGGATTAGTAGAAATAGTAAATTTTGAATATATACGATGAAAATCTATTCTATCATAGTTATAACCAGCAGATACATTATGCAGTCTTTCTATTATTCCTGAATCAAAATTAATACCTTCATATAAATTATCTATCAATGCTTTACCTTGCTCTTGTGATAGTAAATTTATTGTATAATCTTCCATATCATATCTTCCAATACTAATAGAAGAAGGTTTATAAAAATATTTACATTGTAAAATATTATTATTTGTTAAAATATGTGGTTTTATAATAATTTCAGGAGAATTATCACCATTTTGAGCCCATATAATATCATTTTCATTAACAGATGTTTCAAGTTCTATATCATCGCCTTGTAAATTATATTCAGTATTTAGACTTTCACCTAAATCCAATTCCTCTATAGTTCCTAAATCTTCAACTACTTTATCTACTACAGGTAAATAAATATCATCTTTATTTATAAGTAATGGAGATACTTCTTCATTAAAACCATCATTATTATTTTTAACAAGTTCTTGTATAGGTCTTACATCAATTTTAATTATATTGTTAACATCTACAACACAAGGACTTTTATCAACATATCCATATACTATAGGAATAGGCTTATTTTTATATTGATTTAGCACTCCTTCACCTGATCCAATATAATTTTCGGCAAGTGGTAAATCTTTATGTAATACAATCTGTGATCTATCCTCAACTGTTAATCTAACTTTTTCATCATCGTGTTCATATTTTCTAATATGACCATAGAACACTTGAAAAGCAGCATCAGGTTCACTTTGATCTTGATCGTATAAAACTACCCTTCTAACCGAAGGACTTACCCAAAATATTCTAACTTCTGTATTAATTAATGAACTTGCAACAGAATCACTAAATCTTTCACCATTATATTCATAATTGCTTATATCAAGGTTTACAGACGATATTTTATATTTCCTACTCTGAACATCAAGAGATTCTTTAAGCGATGGAATATTAAGCAATATAGGCTTATATACATTATTAAATGTGGGATCTGTCCATACATTTGTACTAATAAAATGTTTATCACCTACAAAAGCAAAATTACCACCAGCCTGTTCTTTATAATTTGATATAATTACAACAGGAAATAACTGTGTATCTTTACCTTGTATATCTTGTTTAAATAGTTCAGGAAGCTGTAACGACATATTTATCCCATTTTTTTATTGGACAAGAAGCGTGTGCTATTTTATGCTTTACCTTCATAAAGCATCCACACTTTTTACATTTATTACTTTCTGTTAAAAACTCGCAGCTAAGACAAGCATCCCATCTTGCTTTTAACACCTCTTCATCGTATATAATATTTGATTTTACTGAAGGTGGAACTTTTCTTAAATCTAAATCTTCTTTATCTTCTATAAATACATCAGTTTCTAATCTTGCCTTTACTTTAAGCAGATAAATAGCAATACTTCTAATAATTTCAAGTAACCATTCTACAAAAAGTAGTTTATTTGTAAATACTTTAAGAAAGACCAAAATCAGTTCCTCTTCTAATAGCATTTTTAATTTGATCTGCCAATTCACCTTCAACAAAATCTTTACTCATAACATTCCCTGATACATTAACTGTTACTGAACTACCTGATCCACCACCTGACATTGGATCAGCACCAAGTGGAGTAATCTGTACTCTTTCCCTCTGTGATGCATTATCTCCAACCATTATCATTTGAGGACCATTTGTAATAAAATCACCACCTGTTGCAAAACTTGGAACTAATTTATTAAATAATTGTGATGCACCAGCAGCAACTATAGGTGCTATTGCTAATCCAAATAAACCTTTTGATCCAATTTCTTTTTCTAATAATCCTGCAATCATAGTTGCAAATTTTGCTTGTATTTGACTTCTCATTACACCTAAAAGAGTATTATTTCCAGCTACAGTTGAAGCTAAATCTTTTTCTCTTTCTTCTCTTGCTAATTTTGTAGCACTTGCTATATCAATCTGACTTTCTTTTACTTTTTTCATATCTACAGCTATTTTAGGATAATTTACCTTCATAATAGCTAATGATAAATCTTGCTGTGCTTTCGTAAAAATTTGTAATGGTGTTAATGATTCATTTATTTCTTCTTTAGATTTACCAAAACTTGAAAGGAATCCACCAATAGAACCTGTTACAGAAACAAATCCTGTAGCTAATTTTGTAATTCCTTTAATTAATGGTGTTAATATTGGTATCAATATACTTCCTATTACTTCTGCTGCATCACCTAAAGCATTTTTCATTTGATCTAAAGCTCCTGAAAATGTTTTAGTTTCTGTTTCAGCAGCACCTTTAAACATTTCCCTCATCACCTCTATACCTTCTCCAGCTTTTAATTGTTCAGCAGAAAGTTCTTTTAAAGCTCCTACACTTTCACCAAGCTCACCTGTCATTCCTGATAAAGTTTTTGCAGTATTTTTAACAGCAGATTCTAATGACATTCCAGTAGCAGCAGCTAAATCTAAAGTTACAGGTATCATTTCTTTTATTTGCTGTTCAGACATACCAATAGAAGCAAGATATGCCTGTTGTTGAATTATTGCTTCATCACCAAACCTTGAAGCCTGTTGTAATGCACCTGCCTGTTTTAATAAAGCATCAGTATTTTTACCTAATGCTTGTGATAATTTCTTTTCTTGTAATTCCTGCTCTGCTGCCAATTCTACAGCTTTTTTCATACCAACTAATAAACCACCTGTTACAAAAGCACCTGCTGCAAGTTTAGCTTTACTTGCTAAACCACCTAAAGCACCATTTAATCCTTTAATATTCTTTTCAGCTTTTTTTGCACCTTTCTCTTTTACATTAATAAAAAAATTAGGCATCTTTTTTCTCCTCTTGTTGTGATTTCATACAACTAGCTAATTCTTCTTCTATTATAAAGAAATCATCTACTATTTCACTTGGTGTTTCCATTAAGGTTGGGTATGGACTACAGGAAAATGCTTTACAAAATTGAAATTCTTTTATCCTATTTTGAATATTAGAATTTAATAATAGGGATTTATCTACAAAATAATCTAGTGATCCATATAGTGATTTACCCAATTCAAATCCCTTTTTGCTTGATATTTTATCTGCTATCCTTTCAATTTCATCATAAACATCCAAAATGCTACTAAATTCAGCCTTTTTTACATTACTTGGACATAATGCTGTATATGGAAAAGATACTCCATTTAATTGGCCTTTTTGCAATCCTTTGAATGAAATCCAAACATTGATTCGCAAAAGCAGTTCATCTATTTTTTTTTATTAGCAACTTCGAAAATTCTATTTGCTATTGCTATAATTTCATCAGTTGAATATTTATTTAATTCTTCTTCTTTTAATTCAGTATATTCTAAAACAATATTACCCCACCAAGAAAACGAAGGATTGCCATTTTTAGCATTTTCTTCAAGCATTAAATCATTCAAATTACATCTCATTTTCCAAGTTATATCTTTTATTTCAACTTCAAATTCTTTGAAATCTACTCCTTCACTTGGCTTTATTTTAATATTTTTCATTATGCTATTGTAATTCCTATCATTTTAGTTGCTGAAGATATATCATCTGCACCAACAACTGTGAATGGTATTGTTTGCATTAAAACAGCACCACCATTATCAACTGTTGATTCACCTAATAAACATTTATCTAGTGCTATTGCAAATCCACTTGATTCTGCTATATTAATATCAACTGTAGTGCTATTTCTAAAATTCGCTATTATATCGTGAACATCATCATTTCTAATGCAAGTAATTGAACCTGTTACTTCAAATCCACCTGTCATAGCATATCCAAATGGCTCAAATGTTCCACTTGTATTATCAATATAATGCACTCTTTCTATTGTTCTTTGAACTGATAATTCCCAAGATTGAATTACCATTTCATTATTTGCATCAATTAAGCAACTTGCAGGAGCTAAACTTCTTATATTTTTAGTTGTTCCTGTATCATAAGCAGCAGAACTGATGTCATCTGAATTGTGAGCTGGCATATATCCTGTTGCCCAATTTATATTGCATACTAATTCACCACCTTCAGAACCAATATCTTGCGATAAAGTAAATCCTGTTCCTATACATCCAGCACAAGTAATATTATGAAGAGTAGTATCTGCACCACCATTTACAAATCTAATATCAAATGATTTATCACCTGTATCATTGAGATAATTTGCAGTAGGAAAAGCATAATTATTATTTAATACAGCTTCAGAACTTGCATCTTCAAAAACTGCTTCAGTTGCCAATAATACTGATGTTGGTGTTCCTCTTAATGTAGTATCAAATGTCCACATCTTTGTTCCTTCTGAATGATGTCCTTGTGATGCAGTAGTAGTATATTGACCTGATCTAGGTGAAGAAAATTCAAGTGGAACTGATGCTTCAGGTATTGTAAATGAAGTTGCTTGTAATCTTTTTAATGCTGCATCATCGTGCTGATCTCCTGTAGATGTTTCATTTTGAAACCATACTGTAACATCTTGACTTGGGAAAAAATTTGTAGCTTGTGCCATTATCTATCTCCTTTTTTTACTAAAATTAGTATCATAATCTAATTGTATTATTTGTATTTTTAAATTAATTTTCATAATTCCATTCATCTTTTTTTAATTCTTCCAATATTTCTGAATGGGAAAGTTGTGTTTTGCCTGATAAAAAAGCAGGAGTATCACCTACATATTTAACAAATGTTTTTGTTTTATCCTTATTCCATCTTAAAAGACTTAAAGATTTTTGTAATACTTTTGAAAAATCTATATTTTCTGATTCTTCTTTTGTTAATATAACGTATATCCTATCCATTATAGTCTACCTACAGCCCAAGTTGGATCACCTGAATTAAAATCTATATCTAAATCATTTGAAGTAGAATCTTGCACAACAGTTCCAGTTCCTTCATTCATTTTATAATATACTTTTAAACTTCCTTGTGCTGTATAATCACCTGTAGCACTTGTTAAATCTACACTTGCTCCTGTTGTATAAATATCTGCTACAGCATCAGCAGATAATTCTGTAGTCCATACTGCAAATTCATCCATAAATCCATCTATTACTCCTGAATTAGTTCCCCTGTTAGAGCCAAGAAACATTCCTTGTGCGCCTGTATTTAAATCTGTAGGTGCATCAGTTGTTGTCGTGCTTCCGTGTAATGATCCATTGAGATATATTTTAAGAGCTTTTGTAGAAAGATTAAATGTTGTAACTATATGATACCAATTACCTGTTGTTATTGCACCTGCTGAACCTGCTGTTAAAGCATTACCTGCTCCTAAAAATGAAGCAGTTGGCTGTCCTGCTACAGTAGTACCTAATCTAATACCATTTCCATCTGAATTTTGTCCTTGTTGGAAATATGTCGCATTTTCTATTGCATTAAATTTAATCCAAGTAGCAATAGAAAAAGAAGTACCCTCAAATGTATCGACTAAATTATCTCTTTGAAGATTGTCATCCGTTCCATCAAATTTTACTGAATAGTTGGGATATACCCAAGAAAATTGAGATGCAGCAAAGTTATCATTTCCTGCTATATCTCTATATGCACCTGCTCCAACATTTACTGTAATTGTTCCTGCTCCTGTTGGTGTTAATGTTGCTGTATAAACTGTACTAGATGTAGCTGCAAATGTATCACCTATTGTTCCATTTATTATTGTAACATCAGAAGATGTAAATGTAGTTGTTGCTTCGTTGGATGTAAATGTTAATGGAATTGATGAAACTAAAGATGAATCACCTGAACTTATACTTAAACTTGTTATTGTCATTCTTGGTCTTGTTACATCAGTAAATATATTATTATCGTGCAAACAATTATAATTCAATTCTACCATATATCCATCATCTTCTACTGTTACCGATGAATCATTAATTTTGCAATCATAAGCTATCGTAGAATCTGATAATGTCATTTTAAGATTATCATCTACTACTGCTTCAATTCTTGATGCATATCGCATTATTTGATCTATTTGTCTTTTTTTAATATTATTATGTTTATAATGCAACTCCAAGCCAATGTTAAAATCCCTGACCTCTGAAACATTATTATACAATACATTGTTACTACTAATAGGAAACATTCTTAAATATTGCATATCTTTTATATGATCTTCTAAACTTCTATGGATTTTTAATTGAGAACCAAATTCACTTTTAAATAAATTTTCTAATTTATCTAGTATATTTTCAAAATTATTATAAGCACTAACAGGCATTATGTTTTATTCCAATAATGCATACAAGTAAATTCAATATTAACTATATATTTGTAAACATCTGAACCTTCATCAAATTCATAGCTAGTTAAACTGCTTTCAAATATACTACTTCCATCTGATAATGATATTGACCTATTATTACCAACAAAAGATTCCATTCTTGATATTATTCGCATTATAGCAGACAAAGATTCTCTTTCAGATTTTCCACCTGTTGAATATAAAATAAAATCAAATAAATATTCCCTAATATTTGATGTCATATGTTGTTCTTCTAAAGAATAAGATGTTGGTAATATTTTCAGGAATTGATTATCTGCATAATCACCTTCACCAATATAAATAGGTAATTTTTTACCAAATTCATTTGATAATTTATTTTTTAAAACATCTGTAATGTTTTTCCAATTATTAATTAAACCACTAACAGGCATTAAATACCATATCCCCTTCTTGTTAATTGTATTCCACCACTTTCAGCATTAGTGATTTTTCTAGTATCTGAATACACTTCTACTTCCCAAATATCAGCAGTAGAACTAACCATAGCAGCACCTTGAAATCTACAATACCAACCATTAACTATTTCCTGTAATCCACCTGTAACAGTTATATCAGTTTTTTCACTTCCAAATAATTTATCATTACCATAATATTCTACTTTAACCTTTGCTACACCATAAGCACCAGCAGTAGTGCAAGTTATTCTTAATAAATCAAAAGGCTCACCGACAAAAGCACCACCTGTTTCTACTATTTCCATAGTTCCAGCACCTTGAACCCTGCTGATTTTACCTTTACTATCATTACTATCTACTTCAAATGATAATTTATATTCACCTTTGTTTAATTTATCTACAAGTCCTGAACCATCAATATTTGTAACTAAATTATGATAATAGTCTGCTTCTTCTTGTTTATTTTCTGTTCTTAATAAATTTGAAACACAAATATAACAAGTAGCCTTAATTATAATAGCATCATATTCTCTTGATGAACTTACAGTAGTTGAATTACTATCATATTGGGAATATTTGGGTATAGGTGTTGGATACCTTCGATCTAACATATTATTAAGCTCCATCGATGCATTTACAAGCATTTGGTCAAAATATGTTGCATTATCAATACCACCTTCAAACATAACATCTAATATTGTTGTAGATGTATATCCATCATTAAAATAAAATACTGTATCAATATCTGAAGCATAATGCCATAAATCATCAGAATTTACTGCACCTATACTGCTTTGGGCTGGACCTAAATCATCACCATTTTCAAATAATTGAGTAACAAGACCTGAATCTCTTGCCTGCCATAAATTAGATGTAGTAGCGTGTGCTTCCCATCCTAATATCTGTCTTTTTGTATCAAACTGACTATAAGCAGGGTAATACATCTCTAGATCTGATTGCGAAGCGTATTTAAAATCTGTAGCCATTTATTATCTCCTTTTCTTTTTTTTAGGTCTGCCTACTTTCTTTCCGTATGTTCCTTTACCTTTTGGCATTATCTTCTCCTTATAGTTAATTCACCTGTTGCTTTTTGATTTGGTGTATTGCCATAAATAGCTTTTAAACTATTCATTTTAGCACTATCTGTTGAATCTTTTTTACCTGAAAATGGAGATGTGTGCAAACAGCTATATACAAATTCAGCATTAGATGGTGCTGATACAAAATTTATCTCACCAGTTTCATAATTAATAGTTCCTCTACAAGCACCCATTAAATTTCCATATCCATCATCATAACAAAATGCACTTTCATTTGGTGATGAACTATAAGTAACATTATCATATACAACATCATCAGGTAATGAAGCAGCCACAGCAGTTGGTATTGTTGCAGGAAATCTACCTATAACATTTGAAGTATCAAATAATTCATCTGTTCCTGCTGTTCCATCTGTATTTGTAGTAACCGATATAGCAGATGTTGATAATCTTTGACCACTTGTTATTCTTACATTACCATTAACGATAGAAACAGTTGCTTTTTTCTCATAACCATTTTTAGCAGGATTATAATATAAAGCATCTATTGCAGCTTGTATTTTTGAAATCACTCCATTATTTCCACCAAAATTAACATTACTGCTATCAGTTGTAAATGTAAATTTATCTGTTGTTGCTCCATCTATTGATATAGAAGCATAATATGTAGTTGAAGCAGATAAACCTGAATTTGTAGCAGATGTAATATCTCCATCATTTGTTAAATTCTGATAACCTGCATTGTAAAACTTTAATGCAACTGAACC